AAGCAGTGGTCAACATCAATGGTTACATGGAAACCAAGACTGGCAAAAAACCTGGCACTTGGTATGACAACCTAGTAATCACCGATATCGCTCTGGCCTAAACAACCAGCCGATGACATCATTTGCTTTGTCATCTTCTACGCAATCTTTCTCTTGCTCCCATGAGAATCCAGCCACTCAGTTGGATTCTCGTGAGGAGTATTGCGTTGAATGTAATCTACAGCAAGAAGGTTCTAGTGTTGAATCAGCACTAAACCTTCACGAGATTAATAGATGTGAGCAGGAGTCCGAACCTACTCTCTCTATTGATATCCCCGATGAGAAAGGGTATAACCATCAATGGACTAACCGTGATGGCGAATACCTAGAAGGGGCATACGATATAACTGACCGTCCTCCTGGTTGGTTATTCCTAGGCAAACATGTCTTCCCTATGTTCAAGCAAGATGAACTCAATGCTTATCTTGCTTTACCATCATGGGCTACGATTTGTAGCACATGCCATTATCAAATCAATAAATATATGGGTTGCTTAGAACATTAAGCAACAGGCAAGGTGGGGATTTTGCCTCACCTTGCCACTATATTTTTTTTATTTTATGGGACCGCAAAGTAGGTTCATTGGATTACTACGAGTCGAACAGGAGATAGTATGTATTTAGATACAGGAACAATGATAGGTATTATGATAGCCCTTATTGCTAGCATCTTGACCATTGGATATAGCATCTATATAATCAAGACACAGAATGAAATCATTCAGCGTATGAGTAATGCAACCGCAACCAGACGCAAGATGGAAAGGTAGATAACAATGCGTAGCCGAGAAGAACTGCTCAAGATTAAAGAAGCCTTTGCATATGCCATGATGGATATGCTTGATGTATACGATGAGTTAATTGGCAACACTCCCCGCAAACTATGGGTGCAGCCAGAACCAACAGTTAATGACCTAGTTAAGAATGAAGAGGAATCTAATGCTTGAAGAAGATACCCCCCAATGGGAGCATACCGTGTGGATTATGGCCAAAGTCAGGTGCCGAACTACACATATAAATGTAGACAATGCAGGCGATGAAGCCCTTGATGACCCATCAGAATGGTATGTGTTAGAGTTTGATAAGGGTATAAAGCATAGCCAAGAGATTGTAAGGGTGAGATGATTGAACAAATCTTTGCGAGTTCATACCTCACAACAACACAATCCTGGACATTCCTCATACTCTTTGGATATATCACATGGAGGTTTATTAGATGAAGAGATTGTTAGCAGGGTATTTAAGTTGGCTACTAGCGTTCTTATCAGCACCATTCTTTCCCAGTCACAGTTACGCAATAGCAGTAGCCACACAGATAGAGGACAACTGCAAAGACACCAGTCAATGGACACCACGAGTAGCCAAAGCATATGCCAAAGCACTACTCAAAATAGAATACCCACATTGGAACAGGTCTGAATGGTCAGCACTTGCCAAACTTTGGGGCAAAGAATCTGCTTGGAAACACACAGCAGATAACCCTGAGTCTACTGCATACGGCATAGCACAAGTATTAAATACAGAACCTGGAACGCCAGCCCCGCTTCAGATTGAACGGGGACTGGCTTATATCCAGCACCGCTACAAGAAACCATCAGTTGCTTGGGCACATTGGCGAGCAAATGGATGGTATTAAGTTTCGCACCACTTGGATAAGTGATTATGGAAGG